ACAATAATTTTAAAGATAGTAGAAGATATATATCTCAATATATTATTTGCGCGGAGAATGAGAAGCAGCTTCGTTTGGATTACTATAGGGAGTTTCCTTATGTAGTGGCGCGCTGGACCAAGGCGGCGGGGGAGATTTACGGTAGGTCTCCTGGAATGATTGCACTTCCTGATGCGAAGACTCTTAATAAAATGACGGAGACTACGCTTAAGGGAGCTCAGAAGACTGTCGATCCTCCTTTGCAATTACCTGATGACGGGTTTATTCATCCTATAGATACGCGCCCCTCTGGGTTAAATTATTATAGGTCTGGAACCAATGATCGAATTGAGCCTATTTTCAATGATGCTCGTATTGACTTTGGATTTCAGGCAATGCAGGAGCGTCGGCAGCGTGTACGTGAAGCGTTCTTTGTAGACCAGTTACAATTGGGTGCGGGTCCTCAGATGACCGCCACCGAGGTTTTGCAAAGGACCGAGGAGAAGATGCGTTTGTTGGGTCCTATGCTTGGGCGTCAGCAGGCTGAGTTTTTGCGTCCTATGGTGAGCAGAGTTTTTGAGATAATGAGTAGAGCTGGGATGATTGATCAGGCTCCTGAGGCTTTAGAGGGTAGAACACTTGATGTGAATTACTCGTCTATGGTTGCTAAGGCTCAACGGGTGAATGATATGCAGACTATTATGCAGACTATGCAGGCTGTGAATCCTTTTGTGGCTGCGGATCAATCTGTTTTGGATAATTTTAATGGCGACATAGCTGTACGTGTTATTGCTGAGGGGTATGGATTCCCTCAAGAGATTTTGCGTACTGAGGAAGAAATTGTTAGTCTGCGTGAGCAAAGAGCACAGGCTCAAGAGCAAGCAATGCAGGCGCAACAAGAGCAGCAGCAAACAGAGAATGCGATAAAAGGTGTTCCTGCAATGGCTACTATGGAGCAAGCTCAAGAATAGAAGAGGGATAATGTCTGATAGTATAGAGTTAAAGAAAAGAAGTCAGCGTGCTATTGCGCGCGTTAAGGACTACAAGCAAATTTTTTCCACGAGGGCAGGAAAGCGCGTGCTGGCAGATTTGATAGAGGTGCATTATGTGCTTAAGCCTTTGTTTCATCCTACAAATCAACATTTATCGAGTTTAAGGGAAGGTGAGCGAAACACAGTTTTGCGTATACTTTCTTTGCTAAAAATGGACCCCATAAAAATGAGAGAATACATAGAGGAGAAACAAGATGAGCGATATGACATCTGAGCAAGAAGAGAGTACTGGCGAGCAGCCGCCTAGAAGTTTAAACTTTGGTAATGAAAAGGAGGGGGCCCCGGCTCCCGAGGCAAAGCCTGAGAGTGCTACGCAGACACCTGATTGGCATAGGCTGCCTGAGGATTGGGCGAGTACATTACCCGAGGATTTAAAAGATCATGCTTCTTTAAAGACTATGCATGACATCCCTACCATGGTGAAGTCTTTTATTGAGGCTCAAAAAATGGTTGGTAAGAATAAGATTGTAATTCCCGATCAGCATGGGTCTGAGGAAGACTGGCAAAAAGTTTATAAGAAACTTGGTTTGCCTGAAACCCTTGAAGAGTATGAGTTGGAAATTGATCACGGCGGGAAACTTGATGAGGGTTTTTTGACTAAGTTTAAGGAAGCTGCTCATAAGAATGGGATACTCCCAAAGCAGGCAAGTGCTGTTATGGATTGGTATTTAGAGCAATACAAAGGTATTTCAGAGACTAATGCAGATGAAGCTGTCAAAGAGCGTGAAGAAGGTTTTAAGAAACTTGATATGGAATGGGGCGACTCATATAGAAAGAATATGGTAGCTGCAGAACTTGCTTTGAAAGACTTCTCTTCCGATGATGTGGCAGACTATGCCCAGCAAAAGGGATGGACGCAGGACCCAATGTTCATTAAATTACTAGCAGCCGTTGGTAATTCCACAAAAGAGGCAGAGCTTACTGGTAAATTGCCCCGTGGCGATATGGAAGCTAAGTCTCCTGAGGAAGCAAGACAAGAAATCACAGACATTCAGTCAGATTTAGGGCATCCTTACTATGATGTGAAGCACCCTAACCACAAATCAGCCGTTGCGAGTATGGAGAATCTTTATAAGTACGCGTACCCCGCTTCTCAGAAAAAATAATTTTGACATCTTGACCAATAAATGCCTCTATGCGATTATGTCGTGTAGGGGCAATTTTCTAACGGGGAATCCCTATTTTCGCTTAAGAAGTAGAGCGCAGATAAGCCCTTTTCGGGTCCTGCAAATAGCTTGAAAAAGCATTTTGTTCGGCTTGCACAATAAATCCTCTTTTCGAGGGCAATTTAAGTAGCAACACACTTTTAAATTAGTCTTTAGAAAGGAAGATAAAATAATGTCAAACACAATTGAGACTGCTTTTGTAAAGCAGTACACAGCAAACATTTTTCACTTATCACAACAAAAAGGTTCACGACTACGAGGATACGTACGTAATGAATCACAACGCGCAGAGGTTGAGTTCTTCGAGAGATTGGGCGCAACTAGTGCTTTAGAGAAACTTTCTCGTCACAGTGATACTCCTCTAGTAAATAGCCAGCATTCACGCAGAGCTGTCTACATGAGAGATTACGAGTGGGCAGACTTGATCGACAAAGAAGACATGGTCCGTACTTTGATCGACCCAAAAAACCCGTATGTCATGAGCGCATACAGCGCACTTGGACGCACAATTGATGAGGTAATCATCGAAGCCGCACTTGGAAACGCAATCGCTGGTAAAGAAGGTTCTACTCCTGTAGCACTTCCTGCAACTCAGTTTGTTGGCGCAGTAGACACAAGTGGATCTCCTGCAATTTCTAACTTGAATGTTGAAACTTTAATCAGAATCAAATCTAAATTTGGTGTTAACGATGTTGATGATTCAATTCCATTACACATCGCAGTTACTCAAGCTCAGATTGATTCACTATTGAATGAAAACAAAGTTACAAGCGCAGATTACGCGGCAATTAAAGCATTAGTTTACGGCGAAGTTGACACTTTTATGGGATTCAGATTCCACAGAACACAACTTCTACCTTTGGCTGGTGGCGCATACACAATTGACGTCAACACTGGGGCAGTGACTTTATCTACAGGTAACGGCGACGGAGCTCGTAGAGCGTTCGCTTGGGCTGAAGACGGATTGGTTTTCTCTGTTGGTAAAGACATGCTGGGCCGAATCTCTGAAAGAGATGACAAATCATACTCAACACAGGTTTACGCTTGCGGAACTTGGGGCGCGACTCGTCTTGAAGAAGAAAAAGTAGTCGGCGTTCTTTGCACTGAATCATAATTTTAAGGATAGGAGAATAATATAATGGCATCAGAAATAGCAGATCTTTATGATCTACAAAATGGAGCAGAAAACGGCGGCCAAAAAGCTGAAATAGGCGATATTGGCGGACGGATTCGTTTCTTAAAATTAGAGCACGCTTTTGAAGCAGACGTTCTTTCAATTGCGGACACTGTAAAACTTGCTAAACTTCCAAAAGGCGCTCGCGTTGTTGATTGGTTCTTGTACTCAGCATCACTAGGCACCACTGGGATTTTTAACTTTGGATGGGCAGCTTCTACTGACGCTACTGAATCTGCAGACGCAGACGGTTTTGCGGCTACATTGGATGCAGGCGGACAAGCAGTTAACCACAGAGCTTTAGGCGGAGTTGTTGGACTTAACAAAAAGTTTGAAGCAGCCGTTGACGTTCAAATTGCTTTCACAGAAGCAACTGACGACGCATTGGCAGATGAGCTTAAAGGTTACATCGCTTACGTAATTGATTAATTAGATAGGAGCCCCGGATGCCTACAGAAATAGAGATTTGTAATAGCGCAATTGCAAAAGTGCGCGGCAAGAGAATCCTCACTCTCAATGATGATTCTGTTGAGGGAAGACTATGCACAGATCTTTATAGTAGGCTCCGGGATTCTCTCCTTAGAGGACACCCCTGGAACTTCAACAAACAAAGAGCTTCTTTAGCTATTTTGGTTGATGTCCCAGTTTGGGAGTACGAAAACACTTTCCAATTGCCTAGTGATTTGGCAAGAATCCTAAAGACAGATATACCTTATGACCAAAAGTGGGCGCGTGAGGGGAATACTATCCTTGCTAATAGGGATGCTGTAAATATACTATACGGGAAAAAAATCACAGACGCTTCACTTTTTGATGATCAATTTTCAGAAGTACTAGCGTGGAAGCTAGCATCAGAGATATGTTATCCGATAACACAAAACGCTAGTCGCAGTGAAACAGTTGCAAATAGCTATAAAGAAATGTTACGCGAAGCTAGGTCAATGAACGCTCAAGAGAGGGGTTCTATTGAGCAAGTCACAGCTAATGAGTGGCTAGATGTCAGGTATTAATGGCAAAATTTAGGGATATTCTTTCTTCTTTTTTGGTAGGGGAAGTCACACCAAAAGCACACGGCCGGGCCGATATTGATGAGTTTAGACAATCGTGCGAGCGTGTTGAAAATCTACTAGTGCAATCACAGGGCGGGGTTATCAGAAGACCTGGTACCCAGCACAAAGCGGACTTTGTTGATGAGGGAATGTTAGTGACCCCTCTTGGCGCAGGTGTTCGGTTAATACCTTTTATTATTTCAAAGACACAAAGTTACGTGGTTATAATCACAACTTATGCGGCGGATACGACGGCTGATCCTAACGACAATGGCGTTTACTTGTGGGATGTCACTGAGCAAGAATTAATCACTATTACTTATGATTATTTAAACGACGCTAATTACACAGATCTTGTGCAGTTTGTGGCATACACAACACAAGATATGCTCAATGAGCTTACGTATGTTCAATACGGGAATGCTATCTTTTTTGCGCAGGGTAATCGAATCCCTTGGGCGTTAGAGTTTCGCGGAAATCCTGCAGGCTATAATTTTTTAGGTGCTTACTTCATGCCTTTCTGGGCTTACTCTAGGTTGGGTATTGGTGGGGATGTTTCGGGTGACGACTTGGTTAAGGCGTGGCCTTACGAGGATTCTAATATTACAGATGTTACCCTTACAGTGAGCAACGCTTCTGTAGGTAGCGGTAAGACTATTACTGCCTCTGAAAACTTAGTGGACATACCCGGGGAGCCTATAACTGCGGGCTGTGTTGGTAATCCTATTCGCGCAACGGGTGACTCTGCAACTCAGACAGGGGTTACTTTTATTTTAACCACTAGTGTTTTTGGGGACACGTTTACAGGGATTAATACAGTAGCTTGGGAAGACCTTAACGCTACAACTACGTGGGCAATGGCTGCGTGGCATAACGATGCAGGCTGGCCGCGAATTGTAACTTCCTATCAGCAAAGACTTGTTTACTTAGG